CTCGTATACAGTCCCGCCAGTTTCCCTCTCGCCACTTCGGACTGGACGGCGGCGCTATAGGCCCCGGCATCCAAGCTGGCGTCTCTAATGATTTTCAAGTCTCTCTCGGACCTTTTGTAATTGACAGCGTACATCTCATCAAGTTCTGCGCGATATTGCGTGATGGCACGAGCCACTCGTGGACGTCGGACCATCTCATACGCCCTAGAGTGGGCGCTCACTGCTGGCGCTCCAGCCCTCAATGCTGCTTCCCTCATCGTAATAAGTCCGTCATTAGCCACCAGTTCCTTGACGAACTTTTCCTCCCTCCGGGTAAGTTTTTGCTCTTCCGGTGGAACTAGGGATTTTCGTCGTCCCATGCCAATTTTCCCTTTCAAAACAATACCATCCCGTCAGTCGTATGGGATTTAGACACGGGATACTGCTCAACGGGATAGTTGAACTGTTAAAAACCGTGTGTTTACGCAGTATACACCCCTTTTTAGGGGCAAACTAACGCTTTCTAACACCCTGACCGAGATCAGCGGAGTGTATATATGCTATGGTATATGGTATAGCTCGCGGTATATTCCGAAAGCCCAAAAGGTCTATTTGTTACAACCCTATAGAGTAAGTATGTAATGTAATTTATAGCAAAATCCCATCTACCCTTAAAACTGAGAGCATTATTTTAAAAAGTTCTTTTTTAGGAATATTTTACTATATGGTATAGCAAACGTAAGCTTGCTTATGAACTCTTTTTAAGAAGGCCAGGGGCCGTGGTTCGGTATTACGTAAGGCTTGTTTTGCAGCCCTGTTTCTTGGTTACATTTCCCCCCACCCGGCGCTTCTCAGCCAAGCGTTATCCGCGTCCACACTTTCTTCGTGATCCCGAATAGACTTCATTTTGGAGGAGTTCTCGGAACAATTTTTGCAGATTGTGCGGTCACCGTATGGGTTGGTGTTCCCGCATTTGACTTTCAACTCTCGTCCACTTTCGGTGTAAAAACTTACTCTATTCTCACAATTTGCCATGGTCGGCTCCTTTTCATGGAGGCCCCTGGCTTTCTTAAAAAGAGTTCGCGCTTAGAAAGGCCGTGGTCATTGAATTAGTCTATTTGGACTCGGCTATCAGTTCTTGCACAGCCGGATCACTGACGATTTTTTCCTCCCCGGCATCTTTGTTGTAGTACCACTCAACCCACTGTTTAGCGGCTTTTCTGGTTTTGAAAGTTTTACCTTCCGGATATTTATTTTCCTTTTGAGCATCCTGTCGGCGTATCCGCCACCCCTTTGTCTGGAAGGGGCTACCGTGAAGTGCTTTTGACATAAGCCCATTAAAAGAGAAAACGGTATTAGGTTCTATCTCCAGGAACAGGTTCTCGGGATATACGTATGAATCGTCGGCTTCGAGAGTAAACGCTCCCCAGAAACGGCACGTTTTATCCGTCTGAACCCATTTCAATTTTTGTTCGGTTGTAGTCATAGTCGGCTCCTTTCGGAATTGGACCACGGCCCATCCAAACGCGAACTCGATTCACAATGTCAAACAGCGGCAACTATCACTAAGTACTATCCTAGCAAATCCCATACCATCTGTCAAATCGCCTTTAGAAACAAGGACTTACGAGAGGGCTGTTTTCGGTTTAGCGAATCGATTCGCAAATTGGGGAAGGGTCCGGGGTCCGGGAAAAAGGGGCCACTCAGCTTCGATAGTCGGGCAATGGTCCTGGCACCTGGCCCGAAAAGTGACGTGAGTGGCCCTCAATTTCCCATAACCCCGGCTTTTAGCCGGAAACATTCGGAGCTATTGGTTCGCTCACAAACCCTGATTCACTCCTGGATACTGGTTCTCTCCATACTCGTGGTTCATTCCGCGAGCTTGGTTCTCTCGTATGGCCTGATTCACTTCTCTGTACTGGTTCTCTTTTTGGGCATGGTCCATTCTCTGCATACGGTTCTCTCACTGGACATGATTCATTCCGCGTACCTGGTTCTCTCATGTAGCTTGATTCATTCGGCCTAGTTGGTCCTCTCCGCCACCACGGTTCATTCTCTGCATACGGTTCTCTCACTGGACATGATTCTCTCAGCGTAATTGATTCAGTCTGGGATCATGGATCTCTCATCGCCTGTGGTTCTCTCGTAAACCATGGATCTCTCTTGGGCAATGGTCCTCTTCTGCATCATGGATCTCTCGGGCCAAGTGGTTCTCTCACAATCCCTGGATCTCTCAATTTTTGTGGTTCTTTCAACGGGGGTGGATCTCTTCCCTCGAATGGTTCTCTTCTGCATCGTGGATCTCTCTAGCCTCTTGGTTCTCTCTCAAGCTCTGGATCTCTCCGTGATCTTGGTTCTCTCTCAACTAATGGATCTCTCGCCGCTTATGATTTCCTCTAAGGGCATGGATCGCTCTCATGTCATGTGGTTCTCTCCGATCACATGGATCTCTCTTAGGCCATGGTTTTCTCAGCACTGCTGGATCTCTCGTCTAATCTGGTTCTCTTCTCCGTTATGGATCTCTCCTGTGTAATGGTTCTCTCATCTTGAATGGATCTCTCGGCGACAATGGTTCTCTCTCCGAGCTTGGATCTCTCAGCATTATTGGTTCTCTCCGGTACGCTGGATCTCTCAAGAAATCTGGTTCTCTCCCTCGACCTGGATCTCTCCCTCGACCTGGATCTCTCCCGCAACCTGGTTCTCTCTGGTCCTGCTGGATCTCTCCCAAGGTATGGTTCTCTCAGGTCCTGCTGGATCTCTCTGAGGTCGTGGTTCTCTCCATGTAGTTGGATCTCTCTGTTACGGTGGTTCTCTCAGGGACCATGGATAACTACCAGTTGGGTTCAATCTTATGGGCATGCCCTGCGTGGGCCATTACATATGGCACCGGGGCCTTGTCGCCCGTCTCAATCTCGTACCAGATCTCATGGAGATGGGCCAAGAACATCTTTACTGCATACCGCTTGGCTCTTGCATGGACATGGGCCGGTGGCAGCTTGCCTGTAGAATAGGCTTTGTAGGCATCTGTCGTCTTGCCGATGCTGAACTTCTCAAGCTTGGCTTTCGCTTGGTCGGCAAAATCGCCAGCCTCGTTCTTGGCAACCTCTACTTCCTTGCGGTCCCGGTACAACTTCCCGTAGAGGGACTTCTCGTTCCCGGAGACCTTGACGAAGCTCTCTCCCAGCTTCCAGCAGAGCGTCTTTAAGGACGCATTGAAGGGTCGCTTCTCTCCCTTCTTCCATTCACTGGTCGGGTCCAACCCTGCATACCGCCAGATGGCCCCAGCCGTCTGTGCTCTGGTAATGTCAATGTGGGCCAGTAGCCCGGCTGCGATAACAGGGCCTACTCCTATCACGGTCCTCATTCTGCCTCCCACAGGGTGCCCCTGTGAGTACAGGTCGAGAGCCAGCTTGATACTCTCTTCAAGGACGCGGTTCTCGACGGAGAGCCACTGGAGAATATCATGCGGCTCGTTCGACTCGGTGAGGGCGCGGATCTGGTTATTGGAACGGATACGTCCCTCCTGCATGGTGTAGTAGCTGTCCACAAGAAACCGGGCCTCTCCCGTAGAAAGGACTTCCCCGGCGTTTATCATGTCGCGGGATAGTTTACGGAGAGGCACCCGGATGGCGCTCTCTTCGGCCAGACGGTCGGTCACGGTCTGTACGATCTGCTCTTCAAAAGTATCCGACATTTTCAGCTCCTTGGTTCGGATTAAACTTATGCGAGTTGTCTCATACCGAAAAGCTGTTGTCAATCGCTAAAGTAACCAATCCCATGTTTGCCTATTAATAATGGCGCTCAAATTACCCTTGGATATCTGGTACGTTTGCCGGATGTCGCGATAAGATTTCCCGTCCTCATGCATCTTTCTCATCTCCCTCACCTGTTCCTTCGTGAAGGTCCGGTGGCCCTTACGATGGCGACCGTGTCTTATTTTATCCAAGGTGTTTTCAGCAGGAGTCGCCCATCTAAGATTCGAGTAATGATTGTTGGCGGGGTCGCCGTCGTAATGAGCGCATTGGTGCTCCGGGGTGGGTGGTTCTCCGACAAAAGCTAACAAGACCAGACGGTGCGCTCTCAGGTGGTACACCTTGCCTTCCCACCGGATCTTATAGTCGCGGTAACCATCCGATTTGATGGAACCTTTCAAAATAGTCCCAGCCACCAAGTTCGATCTGTTAACCAACAATCGAAGGTCGCCATATTCAGAAACCTCATAAATCGGCAGAAATGTTTTTCTCCACTCCATCAGGACGCATTCACACGCCAAGTGAAC